TCGCCAAGTCGATCATCAACACCATTCTGCTCGACTCGAGCGAGGAGTGGCAGCGCATCGGGACCAATTTGGCCGGGGCTGAGTCATTGCTCACGGCGTATCTGCAGATTGCGTCGGGTGCCGCGGATATTCCGGCATCGCGGTTTCTGGGTCTTCCGCACCGCGGCCTCAACACCACCGGCGAGGCGGATTTTCGCAACTACTACGATCGGCTGGCGAGCGAGCAGTCGGTCAACCTGACACCGGCGATGAACATTCTCGACGAGGTGCTGATTCGTTCGTCGCTGGGCAACCGGCCGGACGAAATCTATTACGAGTGGAATTCGTTGTGGCAGCAGACCGACAGCGAGAAGGCCGATCTCGCTCTCAAGAAGGCGCAGACCTACAAGATCGACGCCGACGAGGGCCAGATCCCGGCGACCGCGCTGGCGCACGCGCGCATAAATCAGTTGATCGAGGACGGGTTCTATCCTGGGCTTGAGCAGGCGCTGGAGGATGCGGAGGCCGAGGGCGACACGGTCGAGGAACAGAACGCGCCCGCGCCGCCACCGCCGCAACTGGCGCCTTTCACGGGACAACCGCCCGATCCAAATGCGCCACCGGCTGATCCAAACGCTGCCTTACTGCCGCCGCCGATGCCGGCACCGAACGCTTGAGCAACAACTACCTTCAACCAACGGAGAATAAACCTATGAAGAGAGTTTTGGCTACGACCGCCATCCTGGCGGCGCTTACCTGTCCTGGCGCGGCCAGCACCGTCACGCTAGGCGGTGTGACTTGGGATACCACCAACTCGGGCAGCCTGAGCCTCGGAAACGTGGTGCCCGCCGGGAATCAGCCGCAGAACGCGCCGTGCGTCATCTGCGGTGCCAACCAGCCGCAGCAACCGGCGAACTTCGGCTACAACGACTACAGCAACAACGGAAGCGTGTCTTCGATCACCGCATTCTCCGATCAAGGCAACGGCGGCCGCAACACGCTTGCCGACAACACGTTCGCCACCGGCTACACCGTCGGCGCTGGCTCACCCTTCCTGCTCTTTCTGCTCGCCCACGGCGACACCAGCCTCGGCTTCAGCATCGGCGTTGACGTCAACGACACCAACCAGGCGCAGACGCTGAACTCGTTTTTCTTCCTCGACTTCACTACGCATACCGTGCTGGCCAGCTTTACGGGCGGCACCACAGGCAATGTGCCGTCACTCAACAATGGAACAGGCTTCCCGGACTACTCTATCACCGGAGCTCTCCTCAACCTCAACGATGTCCATCTGGGCGACACGATTGGCTTCGTGGCGCTCATGTCCGGGTTGAACGACGGGCCGGACTCGTTCTTCATTGAGGCCGCACCGGCGGCAGTGGTGACCCCGTTGCCAGCAAGCTTGCCGTTCTTCGCCGCCGGCTTACTGGGCTTGGCCGGGCTGACGCGGTCGCTGCGCCGGCAGTGCCGAGGCGATGCCACGGCATCAGCATAGGAAGCGGCGGCACGAGGTTCACGCCTACTGGCGTGTAATTCGTAATAAGGACGGCAGCGTCAAAAAGCGTATTCGAGTTGATAGCTACAAGCGCGGAAACGCAAACCTGAGGCCTAAAGAGAAATAGAGTCCCGCCCCGCTGATCCATCCATCAATGCTCAGTAGGCAGGAAGGCCCACCGGGAGCACCATGTCTCTCCGGTGGGCCACCAAATTTGATGCAGAGGTAACACGATGACTTTGCAGGTTCTAAACGGCCCTTTCATACAAGCCGGCGAGTCGTTGTCTGACGCCGTCGACTGTAGCGCCGGCGAATTGGTGCGTCTCACCATGCCGGGTGCCTGGTCGGATGCGGCGCCGCTGACGTTTCAGATCAGCACGGACGGCGTGTTCTACAACGATCTGTTCACGCTCGATGGTCATGAGCTCACGTTGCCGGTCGTGGTGCCGGGCGCGGCGGTGCTCGTCTCGCATGATGTCGGGCGCGCGATTGCGTTCATCAAGTTTCGCTCGGGCACGCGAGCTGCGCCGGTGCCGCAGCAGGAGCTACGCGAGTTCGCGGTGGCGATCGATGTGCCCGATGCCGCGGGAGCCGCCCGCCGGTGAGCGACCCAACCGGCACCGCGGGCCTCCGGCGATCATTCCTGGCCGAAGGCAATCGCCGACTGGCGCGCGTGCGCTCGCTCACACACACGATGCTGGTGGAGCACGACCTGATGGCGGCGCGCGGCGACCCGCTGGCGCAGTTGCTGCCGCATCCCGGCAATCGGCTGGCGGCGTTCATGCAATGGTTCGAGCAGACGGTTAACGCTCAGTTGCTCGGTGGCCGCTGGTGGGAGCGTTTCCTCGAGCGTGCCTACGCTTCCGGATTTAAGGCGGGCAGTGCGCTGACACACACGCCTCCCGGTGCCGCGCCACTGCCGGCGGTGTTCCGCGAGCTCGCCGGTCGCGAGTTCGCGGGCATCGCGGCTGCGCTTGTGCAGCAGGTGACACGGCAGGCCGCCGGTGCCGCGCTCGGCCGGCGCAAGCCGCAGCCGATGTATCGGCGGGTTCTGCCGGTGCTGCGGAAGGTCGGTGACGCTCGCGTGCGGCTGGCGACCAACACCTTGACGGTGAAGCTGCATAACTCCGGCCGGCTGGCCCAATTCCGCGCCGCCGGCATCACGCGCGTCGGCATCACGCCGGAACGCCTGGAGCCGCGCAAGCCTTCGCGGTTCTTGAGGCGGGATCATTTGCGGCATGATCACCGGCTGCATGATCGCGAGACGCAAAAGGAACGAACAGAACGGGCGGCCAACGAGTTGTTTGCGGCACAGCAACGCCAGCGGGAAGCCGAGCAAGCGGTGGCGCAAGCGGAGCTCGAAGCCGAACAAGCGCGCGTGGCGGCCGAGGTTGAGGCCCATATGGCTGGCGCCATGCTGGGACTGAGCCGGGCGCAGGCTCAAGTGGGATTGGCGGCGTCGCGTGCTCGAGCCGGCGAGGAAGTGGCGGCGGCGAAGGCCGCAACGGCGGCGAGAGAAAAAGAGGCGGCGGCGGCGTGGCAGAAAGTCCTTGCTGCCAGAAAAGAGGCGCGCGCGGCCGAGTATGCGGCCAAAGCGGCCGAGCAAGCCGTCGAGCAGGAGGCTGCACAGGCGGCCGCCGAAGAAGCTGCGGCAGCGGAGGCAGAGCAAGCAGCGGCAGCCGAGGCCGAGCAAGCCGCTTTAGCGGAGGTTGAGCAAGCCCTTGCGCCGGAGCCTGCGGAAGAAGAAGCGGCAGCGGAAGAAGTGAACGTGCAGACTGCAGGCGATGACCGCGTCTGTGACGAATGCGACGAGCTCGCCGCCGACGGGCCGTATTCACTCGACGAGGCGGACGACCTGATTCCCGCGCACCCAAATTGCCGTTGCGCGCTGGTGCCGGTGCTCGCTGATCCTGCGCAACTTTCATTTCTAGGAATTGGCGGGGCAGAGGAAGGCTGATGGCGATTGGCATTCGCGTTGTTGGACCGCCGTTGGATGCACAACTCGATCGCAATCTGGAAAAGTATCGGCTGAAGGTCCAAGCCGCGATCGACTCGGCCACCGATCAGCTCGCGGAGACGATGGTTGAGAAAGGCCGTGAAGACATTGCATCGGCCGGCAAGTTTGGCTCGCGCTGGACCACCGAGGGATTGACGTCTGACGTCAGCGGCAGCGGCACCATCCGCACCATCACGATTCGGGAAGCGGTGCCGTATTGGCGGGTCTTTCAGAACGGCGCCATTATCCAGGGAAAACCGCTGCTTTGGATTCCGTTGAGTTTTGCGACCGAGGCACAAGGCGTTTCCGCAAAAGATTACCCCGGTCGTTTGTTTCGTGTCGATCGCAAGTCCGGTGGGGCACCGCTGCTGATGTCGGCCGATGACAAGCAACCCAAATACTCCGGACATGAGAGTGTTCGCATTCCCAAAAAATTCCATCTGGTGGAGATCGTGACCGCCGAGGCCAAGACATTTGGCGCTCTCTACCGGGTGGAGATGACCAAATCCTAACGGAGGGTAGTCACATGAGCCTGAGCGGACTCGTTCTTGGTATCATCAATATAGC